GCCGCAGTAATGAGCAAAGCATTGAGTTCAGTAACCCTTTCCGAAGAAGAAGGCGCGCTTTGGGGTTCAATCCAATCTTTTGGAAAAGCTGTAGGTGAAACAATTTCAAGTGGGATACGTTTTTCCCTCAGTCTGGCCGACGTAATAAAAGAAGCCATTGAAGGGGCCGTAACACAATTGACCGGTTCAGAATCGCTTGGAATGATGGCATCTAGTGCAATACCGCTATACTTTGTCGTTAAAGCAACCGGAATGGGCGGCTTCGCCCAGAGCATTACTCACACAATGATGCTTGCCGGCCTCGTCAGAGGCGGTGGCAGCGGCAGCTTGCTAATGGCAGGTTTGGCCGGTGGAGTGTGGACGCTTGGAATAACACTCGCAATCGACAGAATTGCCCAGGGCATTGCGTCTGGTGACATACAACAAACCGTCATAGATATGATGAAAGCTGCGGGTTTGGGTCTGTGGGCGACTGCCGTTGCAGGTCCATTGGTTGGAGGGCTTGTCTTCACCGCTACATTGTATATAGAACCAATAATGGGTGTAATCAAGCAAAAATGGGATGAATGGTTAAGCAGTCAAGACCCAATATGGCAAAATGTTCTTGGCGGGCCGTTCTATTCGTTGCCTGATGAAGCATTCGAAGACCCTGGGGAATATATAAGAAAAATCAACGAAGCGAACAGGTCTTTTGGTGGCACGGGTGGTTTCGGAGATGAGCCAGTGCCTTCAACTGTTCAAGATACCTTTTCCCCGCTTGCAGAGGAATCCTTCATTGAAGACACTATAAACAAGCAGTTTACCGCGACCGAAACACTTACAAACTCTATAGATGAGTTAAAAAAGACAATTCAAGACAATACAATGGATACCCACATTGAGCCTCCCTGGGGAGTAACTTCCTCAAAGAGTTATCTCGATTCGATACTCAAAGATTATGAAGCTCCAGACAAGGCACCGTGGACAATCAAGCAAGTACTCGAGGCTATTCCGGCTACGTCTACAGTTGCGGAAGCGATAGTAGGATTTGCCTCCTACGAATCGGACTTCAGGCCTTGGGCTCGAAGCTCGAAGGGTGCTCAAGGGATAATGCAACTGATGCCCGATACCATAAAGGATATCGAACGCATTCTCCAGTTGCCAAAATACATCGAACAGTTTGGGACCTATGCAGAACTATTTGGGGACAGCATAGATCCGTATGACGCAAAAGAAGGAATCATAGCCGCGTCTGTCTACCTTGAATGGCTTCAGGATACACTAAAGGCCTTCAAGGAAGAACATGAGCTAGGGGCAACCACTACAAGAGACCTTGTGGGCGCATATAACGCCGGGATTGGCACGTGGCAAGACGTTCTCCTGGAAGTCTCGGAAATGCCAGAAGAAACAGCGAAAAGCATAAAGAAGTTCTCTCAAGCAATGATGGATTACCAGGAAGAAATCGCCAAACAAGCCTCGTTGATAGAAGAGGCCAGGGAGAAGTTCAAGTTGGGAAATTTCAACCTCAATTTTGATATCCCCACAACACACACTCCTGAATATCAGAGCGGGGGTTATACATCCAATATTGGAGAGAATCAAATCGCCGGCGTTGTCCATGGCGGTGAGTGGGTCGCTCCAAAATGGATGCTGGACAATCCCTTCTATTCTTCGGTAATAAAGGCACTGGAGCTCTCGAGAAAGGGATATTCTTCCGGAATCTCTGTTATCTCTCATCTCAACGAAAAGATTGGAGGTTTCCAGTCCGGAGGATATACGGTGCCAAAAGTTGGGGCCGAACTCGGTCCGTTCCCAGCCCGTACCTGGCAGGATTACATGAAAGATGTTTTGGACGTGATGGGTGAGGACTTTGCTTGGTTAACAGGTCTCCTGACCGATATGGTGGAAAAAATATTCCCTGAATTTGATGCAGCTACGGATTCCCTGGATGCTTTAAACAAGGAGCTTCAAGACCTAGATATGAGTGCAAAAGACCTCGATACAGAACTAACCGTAGTTCAGAAATCTATCAGAAAATTTGGTGAAACTCTCTCGAAAGCTTCAGAGCTGTTTACATACGACGAAGAGACAGGAGAGTTAGGAACCAGTGAAATCACTTCGGCTTTCTTAAATGATGCGTCTTCTCTCTTGTCACAATTGAAAGCTAAGATTGCCGGAACGGCTATTTCGCCAATTGACCTTGGAGTCCAGGGAGAAATGACTCCCATGGCCACAACAGACTTCTTGGTTTCATTTGCTATGGCCTTGGGAGGGGCTGTATTACAACTAGAAAGCCTCCAGAAGGTTCTCAATCCCTTTTCTACCCTAATAGGGGGAATTTTATCCGTGGCCGAACCCGTGATATCCGGACTCGCTCCTTTGGGAGGGCTCATCGAAAGTCTCGGATACCTAATAGGAAGTGTTCTTATTCCTGTACTAAAACCCTGGATAGATCAGATAGGTTATGCCTCGATAATAGTTACGTGGTTTATAGACAAGTTTACTTTGGGTATCGATACGCTCTTCACATGGCTGGATTCGATTCCGTTTATCGGGAACTGGTTCAATCCGATTCTTTCCGAAGAACAAAGACAGGAGAAGTCCAAGAGTCTCGAGGAGAGGTTCCAGGAGTATCAGGAAAAGACTACCCCAATGCAATCAACTCAAGGAGAAACCTTCATGGCCGGCTCAAGCCAGCAAATCACATACAACAACAGCTTTGATATCCATGACAACAACATGATTTCTCCAGATAGCGAGATTGTGCGGAGCCTCGGGGACATGATAATTGAAAATCTCCGAAACAGAGGAATGACAATAGTGGTAGGTGAGCCGACGTGACAATCAAAATAGGAAGCCTTACTCTCACAAGAGCGGATCCAAAGTCCGGACATGAAAAGTGGCTTCGCCCTGTGAAAGCGATAGAAAACATCAACATCGCTCTGGACGGTACACCGAAACATTATCATTTCGGTGCCACGCACTATTGGGAGATTCCTCTCGAGTTTCTTACTGAGTCGGATAGAGCTGCAATAGAAGGAATGAGAGGAAGCAATATAACGCTTCAAATCGATTCGGGAACCTCTTACACAGTCAGGCTTATCGGAGATTATGAATGGACAGCCGATACTATTCAGGGAGCTACAGTGTACTCCGAAAGGCTTAAATTTCTGGTGATATCATGACAGTCCAAGTGCTTATAAACTCAGTAGATTACACCGCCCGTCTTCTAAAAGAAGGCGGGCCTATTATTCATAAGAACGATGTCGATACTTTTGGAAGCATCAACGCAAACGATGCGGCTTTTGATCTAGATAATTCAGATGATAACTGGACTATTAACAACATAGACGCGCTCGAGGACCTCCCGGTAGTAATCAAAATCAATTCGGTAACTCAGCTTACCGGATTTGTGGATAAGCCTGTCCTGTCAGTATCAAAAAAGATGCTAACGGTTAGAGTAATGGACGGTTTCAAGTATCTCAATAAGAAGAAGTGCCTTAATTATGTGTTCGTGAATACCTCGCTTTATGACATTCTCGAGTGGCTTATATCGGATTGTGGAGGAGTCTCGAGCTATAACATTGAGAATCCAAACCGAACAGTGACCTATATAGCCTTCAATTCAACCGAAACGGTTAAGGCAAGGCTTCAGGAAGCTGTAGATTCAGTGGGAGGAAGCCTCTGGTTTGATGAATCTGGCACGCTTCAGTTCAAAGCCGGATTTGCCAGCACCTTCTCATCTACTACAGTGGGGAGTGTAACCGTCTCGGACCTGAAGGATATTCAGGACTTGAAATGGCTGCCTACCCAGGCAAACAAGATTGTGGTTACCGGCCGGTCCAAGTCCATCACGACCAAGAAGGAGCCGGTTTTTACCTGGAGTGGGGTAGTTCCTCCGGAGGGCTGGCCGGACCTCAAGGACGAGAATGGGGATGCTTTGCCTAACGAAGAATGGAAGGCGCTCTTCGATACTCCTGTTCATCCTGATTATGTAGATGCTTTTGCAGATGTAGAGTTTGAGGCCGATTCGGGATTGTCTCTCAACGAGACGAAGTACAACTCTAATTTTGATACCGGCCGGCTAAAGTATCCGGACCATATGTTCCTTCAAATCGATAACTCTACGGCATACGACAAGAACGTATCCAAGCTGCTAATAAAGGCAAGAAAGGTCGTAGAAACCGAATACTCCGCAACGGTTCAGGTGGGAGCCGGTGATACAGAGAAGACTATATCCAACGAATTCATATCCGGGGAGAATTGGGCCTCCGCCCTGGCCAACTGGCTGCTTGAAGAATGGAACGACAAGTTCGAGTGTACAGTCCCGATGTCTGACTTCGAGAAGGGAGTCTCCTGGAAAGTTGGAGACAAAATAAACATAATTGAAACCTCTTCAGGTCTTTCGCATAGAGCTTGGATCCGAAAGATAGATATTGATTATTCAAAGAGCTCTATGACCTTTGTGCTGCGCTCTGACAGGGCAAGTGCGTTTAGCTATTCAAACGCTCCTGGAACCAAAACTACAGGCTCAAATGTGCCGGAAGAAACAGAAATTGGAGACGGATCCGCGCCGGCCACTCCAACATGGGCGAGTACGCCCTTAGCTACTTTCTTTATCGGAGGGAAGACATATATCCAGGTGGATTGGGAAGCCAACTCCGAAAGCGACCTTAAAGGATATGAAGTAGCGTGGAGTTATGACGGATCCAACTGGTATAACTCGGGTCTTACTTCAGAAACCAGCCTGGTTATAGAAGTCAGAGCCGGAGTAACCGTTTATGCGAAAGTAAGGGCAAAAGACATAGAGGGTTTGGAGTCATCCTGGACGTCTTCTGAAAGCATCACAAGCGCCAAGGACACGACGATTCCAGATAATCTCTCTAGCATTTCTGCAGCCGGTGGATACGACCTAATATATGTCTCCTGGGTGCATACGAAGCCAAGCGATTTTTCACATTACATAGTTCAGAGAGCACCGTCTCCATATTCTTCCTGGGCCGAAGTGGCAATAGTCCAAAGCAAAGAATTTATTGACAAGAGTGCCACGGCTGGTACATATTACAAGTATCGAGTGAAAGCTGTAGACATATACGGAAATGAGGCAGCATCATGGATAACTACCTCTTCGGGAGTGACTTGCTCGAGTATCTCGAGTGAGTTGCTGGAACTTGATGGGAGACTAAGCAATTTAAGTTTTTCAGACCTTCTTGGGTATCTTAACTCAGGGCAAATTGATGATGACACTATCATAGCGAGAATGATTTTAGCCGGTGAGATTAAGACGCTTCATATGGATGTTGACGAAATAGTAGCCAATAGTGCTTGGTTTGGCAAAATTGTCGCAAACCACATAGCAACAAATGCTATAACCGCAGACAAAATTCTGGCCGGGGAAATAACCGCAAACAAACTCGAAGCGCTTCTCAAAATAGCGTCAGGCAAAGCAATTCAAGCCGGGCCGGACAATGACAACTACTCAATGTTGTCAACCGGGTTTGAGAGAACAAAAGAGTTTCCTGCAAAGGTCTATACTGTCGAATTGAAACTGCGGTTTTTGTATTTATATTCAGGGCTTGGCTTTTATATAAAATACGCTTTTTATGACAAGACTGCTTGGGACGGATATTACTCTGGCACTGCAAATTTTAGAATTCAAGCTACATCTGGAGACGAAAATACATGGCAAGAAATAACACTGCGTTCAAATATGCCAGAATGGTACTATTGGGGTTACCAAGCTGTTGGGACATCGCTTGAAGATTTTAGGATTGCACTGCTAATAGAATCAGAGCAAGGATTCAAATTTTCAGAAGCGGACTTTTTTATAAATGGCGTTCATATTGGTGGATTACATACTCAATCAGAATGGCAAAACGCAGAGAATACGTTAGTAAGCGAGAATACCTCATATGGGCCAGATGATGGTGGCTATATGTCTTGTACTGTATATTATCAAGACCTTTCTACGGCTTTTGGAATCTCCGAAAGTCCAATTACTCTTTCAAAAGTAGTACCCACTATACTGCGTTCAGGAGAAGTGTTGTTTGATGGTACCGAAACATCAAAGCTTGTGTGTTTTGGCTTGGAGCTAGAACCGTCACAGTATGAGATTATATTGATTCCAAACAAGTATATTGTTTCAAAAACAGATTGGACAACAGACACTCATAACTATAGGCTGAGAGTAGAGCACCGAAAGGCTGAAACGAGTCCTTACGGTTGGTTTTGGGTTGATTACTTCATTGAATCATATGCCTCAGATGCCGAAGTATCTCATGGAGACTCTCCCTTGTTGACCGATACGTATCAAACCATGTTTACCGGGGGTTCCACGATGGTTCATGCAAGTGCAGATGTTTATCATTGGGGAGCTTTCAACGTATTCAAGCAACAGGTATGGCATACATATCCTTCTCCAGGCGCAAGAACCGTTCAAGCCAAGGACGATGGAAGCACAACAATTGACTGGGGAGATGGTACAACTACAACAATTAGTACTGCTGGTGGTGTGCATTTGAGAAATATGACCGAATACCGTACCGGAATGATGCGATTGCCTATCAATGGAAAAGTGCACTGGATTCTGTTCCAGACATAAGAATAAGTAAGTCTAGAGGCCCTCAGGGGCCTCTTTTTATTGGAGGGATAGTATTGAGAAAAGTTCTCGTTTTAATTCTCATCCTTGCAATCGGGTGCACTGCCCTCAGCAACATCGCGGGGTTCTTCGAATCGATTCCCAAACCGGTAAAGACTATTGTTGGAATCGGAGTAGCTATTTTGGGTGTCTCGTGGGCCTACACGTGGTTCTTTGACCCTATAGTGATTCTGGTCGAAAATCCTTTTGGGGCTGTCTCGTTCGGGCCGTTCATTGTGTTTGACCAGAAGAATTGGACCGCACCTAAAAATTGGGTCTGGAACCATGAATATTCCCATTATTGCCAATACGCATTCTTTGGGCCAGCTATGCTGCCTCTATACCTTGTATCTGCAGGATACTCACTTCTAACTACCGGCAATATCTGGGATAACAACCCATGGGAATCTTACCCCATGGACGATTTCTCGCCGCCTTGCTGGGACCCTCAATTCATTATTAGATTTGGAGATGGATACGAATGAAGAAAGATAAAGTACTTCACTGGATGTTTGGCTTTTTCGGTTCCCTGGCAGTCGGAATACCTCTTCAAAACCCCTGGCTTGGCCTTGCCTCCGGTATTGCCGCCGGCCTTACAAAAGAACTTGTGTGGGACTTGTGGTTAAAGAAAGGGACACCGGAATTCATGGACTTTTTAGCAACTTCCATAGGCGCTAGTATGGCGTTCGCTATACTCTTGCTTGTCAAATCATAAGGAGTGACGATGATGAAAGAAACACACTCGGATCCGTGTCACTACTTGTTGGACCGGGAGAATCTCAAGAAAGAAATTCTCGAGGAAGTAAAGAAAGCTAACGAAGAACAAGACGAAAAGCTCGGGAAACGAATCGACAAGGTAGAGGAGAATATTAAGAGCTATATGAGCAATGGTTTCTACAAAAGGCTTCTAAACGACACTATGATAATGAATCAAGAACTGGTCAAAGTAGCTATGCAAAATTCCTTTGGGATTAAGACAAAGAAGATAGACCTTTGGAAGGCTATCGGCTTAGCTCTCCTGGGAGCATTCGGCTTGAAGCTCTTTGATTTTCTCTCGAGTCTTTTTGCGAGGTGAGTGGATGATAACCCTGGAAGACATAAAGAATTGGTCGAAAGAAGCGGCCCCGGACTACGTAGATCCGGATCTATTATATGCAATCGCACAAGTGGAAAGTTCTTTGGAGCCGAAGGCCGTGTCGAGAGTCGGAGCCGAAGGCTTGTTTCAGTTCATGCCGATTACTCAGTTTGACCTTGCGGAGCGCTTCAAATTCCCTTTCGATCCATACTGCCCAAGATGTTCTACTATCGCGGCCGTGAAATACCTTTCATGGCTTATGAGTGAATTTCCGGATAACCTCAATGCTGTTCTCATGGCATGGAATTGGGGGTATGGGAATACGCAAAGATACATTGCGGGTGTTCTAACCGCAATGCCTAAAGAAACCCGTGACTTCATAAAGAAGGTCCGGGCAAAATATACAAAGGAGGGATAGTATGTATTGGCCAGGAATAATTGCAGGAGTAGTGTTTGCTGTAGGCCTTTTCTTCATTATCTACTACTACTTGAGAAACGTGAAGGAAAACGGGAAAAACGTAGATATGGCCATTGACATTGGAAAAGGGGTTACTGAAATTGCCGGCGCAGTAATCAAAGCATTCGATAAAGACCCAAACACGAAATCCCCGGTTGAACAGATCTACGAATACGGTTCGCTTGCGGTTGCCAGTGTGGAACAGAGTTTTAAAAAGCTGAAAGCAGAACTTCTAGCCAACGGAGGAAACATAAAAGCATTGAACCAGACCATGAAGGCAGAAGCACTAGCATTTGTAGACAAACTTGCCAAAGCAGACGGCCACGAATTGACAGATGACGAAAGAGCAATTATAGGAGGCATCATAGAAGCCTCGTTGTTTTTTCTGCCAAAACCCGTCCTCGCTGAACTCATTGAGTCAGAAGAAGCAAATCCAAACTCTTCTCCAGGCGACGGGGGTTAATCTTCCTCTAAATACAGTCACCGGATTAACTCTAGACCTCGAAAGCCTCGATTTGACCCCTCAGACTGTCTATATGCTCAGAATTTTCGAGAGGGGTAGTATTTCCCTCAATGCCGGGGGAAATTACGAAATTGGGGCAATTACGGGCGCATATAAAACCAAGTGGCCTATATCAATCCATACAGGAATATCCAAACCGTGGGAAAGTGTTTTCAAAATGAACATTCCAAGCTTGTTTTTCGGATTTGAAATCAGGTTCTAAAGAAAGAGCCCCTTCGGGGGCTTTTTTCGTTTCATACAGTACACTTGTACTAACGTTACTGGTGGCGGCGGCCGGCCACCTACCATAAGTGTAATTCGTCTGAACGGCTCGATTTGTCCTCGCCCTTGAGATAAACCTCTATCAAACCGCCCTCATTCACCACTACTTTGCCTAACATCTCTTCTATCAAACGCCGCTGTGCATGAGCGTCACCTAGCAACAGCTCCCTGTATTTGTTAATTTTACGTTCCAGTATCTCTGCAGAAACATATACAGATGCGTTTGCCCTCAGCTTTTCTATTTTGTTCCTGATAGATTCTAGATTTTTCGTTACAACGGCACTTTGACGCTCGAGTTCGACCGCCAGGGGAGAACCCTCGAGTATTGCCCTGGTTGCCCGGGAAATCATAGCCAGACATTCAGCTTCCTGTTTCTCAAGTTCTTCCATCTCTTTCTTGTATTCTCTATTGTTCAGTGCCGCTTGCTGGTTATATCCTCTTGCAAGTGCCTCATAGTCAAGGTCGTTGGAGAGCAGCTTCCTAAGATACGAGATTACGAATTTGTCGACTTTAGCTTCACCTATCGAAATACATTTCACGTCTCGTTTCCTGAACCACCTGCCACATTGATAGCGTCTGTATTTGGATCCGCAAGTATACATTCGCTCTCCGCAATCCCCACAATAGATGTAGCCTTTCAGTATTGCTATTTTATCGGATGTTTTACGCCGGACCATAGAGGTTAGGTTTCCCTGGACCTTTTCCCAGGTATCGATATCCACTATGGCCGGCAAAGCTCCAGGGATTCGAATGGTATCGTCTCTTTGTGCGTGGTAGTTATGTTTCTTTCCCTTTCGAAAGGTGTAGGTTCCAACGTATTTTTCATTTCTCAGCATATCTTTTAATGTAGCCTTCGACCATGTATCCCCGTTTCTGGTCTTATGGCCGTCTCTGTTAAGCCTTTCGGCAATCTCCCCGTATCCCACGCCCTCTGCAGCGTATTTGAAGATTAAGCGCACTATCGGGGCTTCGTTTTCGTCGATTTCATAGATCCGCCTTGTCCTGGAGGCCTCCGGGTCTCTGACGGTCTTGGTCTTGAAACCATACGGAGGTATACCACCAAGAAAGTATGCGCGCTGCGCAACTTTGGTGGTTTTAGAATTGATTTCGTCCTGGAGGTTTCTTATGTAGAAGCGGTTTATTCCGGACATTATCCATCTGTGAAGTTGCCCGGTGGGGGTAGTGGGGTCGATGTTTCCTTTTGCGTAGAGGACATATACGCCAATCTCCTCGAGCTTTCTTAGAAGGACCTGTTCTTCTACGTTGTCTCTCTCGAAGCGGTCCTGCTTTTGAACTACGATATAACTCCATTCATGGTTCAGGGCTCTGTCAATCATCTGGGAGAATCCTGGACGTTTCGCTGATCCGCTCGCGGTTATCTTGTCTGTAAACTCTGCGGTTATTTTGAGTCCGTTTTCATTCGCAAATTTATGACAGTCTTCCAGTTGGGTTCCAAGGGAAGTTTCGGACTGCTTTTTGGTTGACACTCTTGCATATGCCGCCGCTAGTTTCATGGTGTACATTCCTTGATATCAAAATCACAGAATAAAACTGACAACAAATAGAGCGCCGCCAAGAATTATGCTATATGTGGCTGGTACCATAAAAGGTATCGCGACGTTCAATCCAAATTCGAAGATTGCAGTTATCACCCCGGCAAGGAGAAAGAATACCGCAAGAGCTTTTATTATTCCAACCATGACACCGGCTGCTATTTCTTGCTCTGTTAACACATATTGCTCGTCGTCTTCAACAAACTCGTCTCTTTCTTCCATTTTTGAACCTCCCACTATTTTTGTCGCGATGGTTTCTCAAATCACTTAATTCCTCAATAAGAGGCAATCCCCCATAAATAGTTAATCGTGAGTCTCTACAACAAATCTCCCGGTTACAATTCCGATTATGCCCCAAGATGGGTTGTCTCGAAGAATTAGAATTGTCTTATCATATTTCTTGTTTTCGGGCTCGAGAATCACAATTTTCCCAACCTCTTGATAAATATACCTTCTAAGCATAGCCTCTTCACCATTTACATATGCAACAACATACTGGCCAGGCTCAGCAAACTTCTGGTTCTTTACATAGACGATATCTCCATCGTTATACCTAGGGGCCATCGAATCCCCCTCTACCTGCAAAGCAAAATCACTACTACCTTTTGGATCAAGAACATATCCTAGAATCTCTTCTTTGGCGGGGTAGCCGTTTCCTGCACACACCCTGCCAAGAACAGGCACGCGCTTCATTTGGGCCAATGGGATAATCTTGCCTCCTTTCTCTTTTGATAGGATTGTTTGGATGATTTTTGCCTTTACCTCTTCTAGTGCACTACTCTCAAAGCCGGCTTCTATTGCTTTAATTGCATCAGAAGCAATCTTAGTTCTTTCGGCAAACTCCTCCTGTGTTAATCCCAGTTGAGCCCTAAGCTTCTTCAATTCCTGAGCTAGTGAAACTCCGCCCTTTGGATTATTCGTTTTCCCCAATAGATAATCAGTACTTACAGAATAGAATTCAGACAACCTCAGCAATGTTTCAAAATCTGGTCGTCGATAATCTTGCTCATAATTACTCAGTGTTGAGGTGGGGATGCCAATGGTTTCCGCCAACCCTCTGATTGTAAGACCCGCATTGTTTCGCAATTCTTTTAGTCTTTCCCCAAAAGTC